TGGCATAAGTGGCGTTATCATTCAATGAAATTTGAAACGGGCGAACTGAATAATTACCAGACTCATCATGTGTTCTACGAGCAAGAGTCTTTTCAATCTCAGCATATGTTGGATACTGAATTGATTTTGTCAACTCACCATCTTTAACACGAAGCAATTCGATGAAACTTGTGTCATCGGTACTTGTCAGAGACCTCTTAGCTAAAGTGAGCGTAATTTTAAAACGAGTAGAGCCTGGTGCTTGATAGTTGGATGCATCTTGTGCAGGGTCAAGCAATGAAGTGTCGTTACTTTCATTGATAATTTCTTCAGTGATTTGAAGACCTACCTTGTAAGAAGGTAGTGCATTGTATCTTTCAAGAATGATTGACTGTGAACCAACTCTCGCAAAATAACCATTGACAAAGAAGACACCATCATTGATGCTACAAACAGATGCAGAACCTGTTGGGTCCACGCCAAAAACTGTTGCGAAAAAAATCTCATCTTCAGTCTCAAGATTTTCATTGGCAATGAAAATATCACCAGATGTATATTTTACAACGAGAGTTGGTTGATTGCCATCTTCACCAGCATCAACGGCAATAACATATGCACGAGTTCCACGACCAGTGGAATCTTGAATCCATTTACCATCGAAGTTTGCTACATCAATAGCATTGCTATTAAAAGTGTTATTGACTCTAATAAAACCGACACGCTCAACTTCAAGTGTGGTTTGTCCACCAACAACAAGAGAACCATTTTTAAACACATGCTGACCAAAACGGTCAACTTGTTTTTGAAGGGCTGTCTGTAATTGTGTTAATTCACGAGCCTGAACGGCATAGCCAGGACGGAACAAAAGTTTGTAGAAATCTTTCGTTTCATCGAAATCATCATAATAAGGGTTTTGTGAAATATCAATAGCCATGTTTTACCTAGAATTTAACAACGAATTTAATGTTTTCTGCTTGATTGCTTGCACGAGATACGGGTGTTCTATTTTCGACATAAATCAAATCTCCTGTCATCGGTTCAAGTTCTGGTTGCGTTACATTAACAACAGTCCTTGACACGGTAGAAGTATTTCCTTTTAAATTTACACCGACTTGAATCGTTCCTCTAACTTCATTTAACTTAACCAAACTTGCTGAGTTATCAACAACATATCCACTAAAAGTGCTATTTGCCGAATCAGTTCCCTGATACACTAACTCATCAATTGTGAAATCTGTACCTGATGTAATCACAATATCTGTCGTTAATGAAACGGCAGAGTTTGCATTTGCGGAACTAATCTCAGTATTCTGTCCATATTTATGAGGTCCAACAAGCAAAGATACTTGTCTAAAATCATTATTTATAGTTATTTTACCACCTTCAGTAGCATCTCCGCTACCAACTTTGACGGCAATCATCACAGTATTTGCGCCCAATTCTCTTGCTGGATTGAACGCATGTCCACCATATGCTGAAATGATTGGTCGAACATTAGCGCCAGTGCCAGAACCAACAACAGTGATTGTGCAATTTTGACGAGTGTAATCTGTGCCACGAACAATATTATTAAAACCAACAAGAACACCATTGGCAATATTTGCAGTCACATTAGCGCCGGCGCCATTACCTGTAATTTTAATTGAGGTGTTTGTGTTTCCATAACCAGAACCACCAGATTCAATTTTGAGTCTTGTGATTGCACCTTCTACAATGTTGTTTGAACTTCCACTGTATGAATTAAATTGTGCTGTTGGAACTGGAATAAAATCATCAGTGATAAATTTATTTGATGGTGGAATAGCATACATGTATTTCCACACATATCCATCAGCAGTCTCAATGAATCCGTTACTGATTGTATAGTCACCAGTGGGTTCAACTGTTGATAAACCACCGTTTCTATTATCAAGGCAACGATAAACTGCGCCAGTAGAAGTGTACACATAGTTTCCGTTTGCCGATGAATACATTCCATCAGAACGGTCATCGTATGGTGTATACACAGAATTTGCTGTCCAATCAAATCTTGGAATTACAAGATATACATCATTACCGGTTACTTTCTTACCACCAATCATTGCACCATAAACATCATAAACAATATTGTCGGTGTCTACGATAGCAGGTGGTGTGTCATCGGCATCCCAAGAAACACTTTTTCCTAGAACAACATAACCCACAGTAGCGGCTGGCTCAGAGAAGCCTTCAGCAAACTGAACCGCATCATTATATCCTAATCTTCTTGTAGAGAGTGTAGTCATATCTTTTATTTATGCGTCATTACCAAGCATCAGTAGAAGCAATTCTGCTCCAAATATTTGTCGTTCCATCATAGTTTGTAGAGCAATAATAGATAAAGTTATTTGCAAGAAATACCATTCCTTTAGTGTGACCAGATATACCTTTATTTGTAGAAGGCACTGTACCAATATGTGTTAATGTGTTTGCGGTAAACGAAATTGCAGTATTGGTGATTGAACTTACACGACCATTTGCGGCTAATGTGATAACTGGAACTATAGTTGCATTACCATAAACTCCAGCAGTAGTTGTAATACTTGTAGTGTCGGTATTAGCTGTATTAAATGCGGCATTGGCTTGAGCAAAAGCAGCCAATGCAGTATTAGCACCGGTGTCATAACTTAACTGTGCAATCGTTAAAGCAGTATTGGCAGTATCGAATGCACTGTTTGCTTTATCGAATGCGGCATTGGCTTGAGCATATGAACCATTGCTTGTATTTGCTAAATTGAAAACAGACTGTGCAGTAATTAAGGCAGAATTTGCTAATGCATATGATGAACTTGCAAGTGTGTTTGCATTATTTGCTAATGTGTATGCGGTGTTTGAATTAGCATATGCTGAATCAACTTTCACATTAATTGTATTGGCCCACGAATAAGCAGAATCAACTTTTACATTGATTGTATTCGCCCATGCGTATGAACTTGTTGCAATTGCATTGGCAAGATTTGCTAGGGTGTATGCAGTGCCTGCAAATGTGTTTGCAGAAAGAGCATTTGTATTTGCGGCAAGTGCATTTGCATTTGCAGTAGCCGCCGCAGTTACAGCACCACCAGCAGTGATGATAGAATTATTTGCCGCAGTGTATGCTGAGTTTGCACGAGAGTATGCGGCATTGGCTCTATCGAATGATGCTTGAACAGCAGTAGAGTTTGCAGTTACGGCTACACTATTTGCAAAATTAAATGCGGCATTGGCATGTGCAAAAGAATTCTTTACTGAATTTGCCGTAGCGGCATTTGAAGTGCTTGTCGAGATTGTGCTATCTTCAAGTTGAACAATACCAGGAACTGAAGTTGTTGAAAGTTGAATGGTAGTGTTAGTGATTGAACTTACACGACCTTTTGTTGTTGTGGTAATAACTGGAATGCTTATCGCATTACCGTATGTTCCTGGAGTGCCAACATCAATCAGACCAATATCAATTGTATCGGTTGTTGCATTTGCAGAAATGAAAATACCATTCGATGCATTTGCCGTAATTGTCAAGGTGTCCGAATTGCTTGCCGCAACAATATTTGTGCCGTTAGCGGCAATTGTAACGAATGTATTTTGTGCTACTGAGTTTGCTTTATCGAATGCGGCTTGACTGGTCACATTGGCAGTAGTAGCCAATGTGTTTGCGGCATTCGCTTGTGCATATGCCGCATTGGCTTGAGGTCTAGCAAATGTGTCTGTTGTTCCAGATGAGAGAGTGTTCGCAAAGTTATATGCATTCTGTGCTAGAGTAGTTCCAGAGTTGGCTTGTGTATATGCGGCCGCCGCTACAGTGTTTGCGAGAAGTGCTAATGTATATGCAGAATTGGCCGTACTGAATGCGCCGTTGGCATAAGTTGTATTAGCAAAACCTGTGATTGCAGTATTGACGATTGAACTCACACGACCATTAGCAGAAAGGGTGACAACTGGAATATAAAATGCATTACCATAAACTCCAGCAGTGGTAGAGATTGTGGTGTAATCTATATTGGCTTGATTGTATGCATTCTGCGCTAAAGTATTTGCTGAATTGGCTTTTGCAAAAGCGGCATCACCGGTACTCTGTGCATTTGCAGATGCGTTACCGATGGCCGTGTCAAGAGCCGCAAGTGTGAACTGTTTTGTAGTACCAGATATTTTATCGTAAACAACAAATACCGTATTTTGAGTATTTGCTGATGCGGTTGATAATACCGGTAATTCTATAATTGTTTTACTAGCCATGTTTTACCCTAGTTGAAAAGTAGTGTCTCTTCATTTTCTGTTTGTAAATATTCCAAATTCTCTGTCTGAATTGCCTCAACAACCGTCACGATTGTAACGATGATGTTTCCGTTCGAAGTATATGTGAACGGAGAAGTTACTGTCAATGATGTATTACTTATAATGTTATTAACTGTTCGTATTTCATTATTTACAAGAACAGAACATCCAATAGTAATTGTACCATTTGTATTTGCCACATTGAACAATGTACCTGTACCAGTGACTACAATACTTGCATTGGCAACATTGACTGTACCAGTAAGAGTCGTTTCACGAGAAACTTGTCCAGTTCTAGCAGAAGTTGCTCTCTGTGGAGTGACTGTTTTCTGAATCATGTATTCAGCAAACATTCTAGTTCCCGAAGGATGAATCAAATCTTTTAGAACTTGACTGTATTTATTGAAGTCGGTTTGAGACTGAATCACATATGAATAATTTTGATAGTAGTCTCTATCTTGAATTCTTCTGTCTGAACTCAACAAACCATCAGTTGTTATGAACTTACCTTCATAGGTAAACTGAGAACTTAACAATGTTGCCACAGCATTTGCTAAACCATTACCCAGTCCTGTTAAATTGATAGTTGGTACAGTTTCATATTGTGAACCTGGATTTGTCAAAAGAATAGACCTGATTTGTCCTGGATCAAATTCAGCATCTGCTAATAGTGATTCACCATCACCATATATTGCTTCAGAAATAAGAATTGCATTATTTCCTGTAGCAGAAGTTACTGTGATTGTTGGTAGTAAATCTTGTGCATATAATTCACCACCAATATATGTTCTATCATAAATGCCAATTGATGCATTTGTTGTAGTAGTTGTCCATTGAACATTTACATTGGCACTTGTTGCACTTGAAATTGCATTGATGAATCTGGTCTGATTACTGATTTCAATCTTATCACCAATACGCAATTCAGTATTAAAAGCAGTACCAGTACCAACAATTGTAACACCACTCGCAGTCACATTAGCACGACCAAGTAATCTTGATGGTGCAAATTGAATTGTTTTGATTCCGTTGTTTGAAGAATGTAGTCCAGACACTCTAGCATATGCACCCCAACCACTGCCACCAGAAGGAGTTTGAAAGTTTAACTCATCACCGACTGTATAATTTGAGCCGCCATTTGCTACATTGATTTTACCAAGAATGCCTAATGTAACAATGCTTGTATTGCCTGTGGCTGAGCCGCCGCTTGTATTTGATGATGAGAATGCAACAGTTGGTCCAACTGCATTTAATGTTGGTAATGATGAGAACTCAAATGTGCTTGATAATATAACGACATTGCTGATTGGACCTAAACCAGTAACACTAGCATATGACAATGCATCTACAATTCTTGTTGCAGAATTTTCGCCGGTTGGTATAACTGTAGCAGGAAAACCATAATCAGATATTGATATTGTTTTGCCTTCATATAGAGAAATGATATCTGAGTTAACATTGATTGTATTTGGATGAATACTGCCTGTAGAATTTACAGTACCAATAGCCATCGTTAATCCGGTGTTTGGTGTAGTTGTGATGACAACATCACCACCAGATTTAAAACCAGCACCACCAGAAACAACAAGTATTCTAGAAATTAATGCACTGTATACTTCATTGATAATAGCAGATGCTGGCGCTTCAGGACTACCACCAACAATCGGAACAACATCGCCAACATTATAACTTGCACCACCAGAGACAATATTAATCTCTTTCAAAACAGAGAGAGACTTGAAGTATAAAGTTAGATAGTTGGAACCTTCATAAAAATATTTACCAGTAATAATTTCGCCTTGAATAAACGGAACTTCTTTACTGACATTTGAAACGAAGATTTCATTTACATTCAATAGACCAACAATAATTTCTTCTGCATTTTCAGACAATGCAGTAGCGCCAGATGTTTCACCAGTGAAAGAGAGAACTACTTGAGTGCCATCTGTTTTGCTAACTTTATTGATTATGTCAGACGATACAAAATTAAATTTAATTGTTGCACCGTTTGCTGGCGCTACATCAAATGTGATGATTGGATCATTTGGTGATATGTTAAATCCTGTTGTTTGCAGAACCCCATTAACATAGACTTCAAGATTTGTTGTGCTTGCGATTTCAAACAACCTAAAAACTCTTGTAGTTCCATTGCCTGTTGCAAGATGATAAAAATCAGGTAAGAAACGAATAGATTGTCTCTTAATCCATTTACCTGACGATAGTCTTAGAATGTTATCTTTAGGATAGAAGATTTCAATCTCTTCACCATACAATGCTCTGAATAGAAAACGATATGCTTTCTCTGTACCTTTGGCACGCCAAAAGTCTCTAATGTGTTTAACAAGAAATGCTTTGTTGGCAAGTGTTTCAGCAGGAATTGAATTTAAGAACTTGCGGCGAAAGTATTCTTCGAAATCAGTAAGAGTATTATCTACATCGAAATAATTTAAAAGATTTCTACCAAAATCTGTTGATTTGTTTGTTTGCTCTAGGTACTCATAATATGCCTCAACAAAGGCAACAAAAGTATCATAGTCTGCCCGAATAAATTCGGGCAGTTGTTCACGAACAACAGTGGATAACTTATTAGTTATTGACATTTCTTAGTCTAGGAGTTACAACAACAGAATCTGTACCATCAGCATCAATTAAAAGAATTTGATTTTTTCTTGAATCGATAATTTTATTTTCAGGTTCAATTGCAATACGAATTTGATTCAGAGTGGAATCTAATGCTTCAATTTTAAAATTGTTAAGAACTATCAAACCAGACACATAATTAATTGTTCCAGCTTCTGCATTGATAATAATCTTCTCAGCCAACTCATTGTAATAGAATGTTCTGAGTGTACCATAACGAGCCGCAACAATTGCAGTTCCTTTAGCACCATAACCATCACCACCAGTAATTGTAACAACAGCACGAGTGTAACCAGTGCCACGAGTCAGCATAGTAATTTTTGTTACTTTACCATTTACAATAGTTGCCTCAGCAGTTGCGCCAGAACCATCACCAGTAATAGTAACTGTTGGTGCTTCAAGATAACTATAACCCGAGTCGGTAATAACAACCTCATCAACACCAGTAAATGAATTTGGCGCTTCATCAAGATATGCAAGGCGATATGTACCAGATGCATCATTCACATAGAATGCAGTGGAGTCTAATGAATCATAAAGACCACCACCCCCACCACCACGATGTAATGGCATAGCAAAGTCGATGTAATAAGTTTTTAACGCATTTAGTTGTGGAGTAAATCTTTTCTCAACACGAGTTTTAATTTCGTTACCAACAATACCTGATGACACATTATCAATTAGACTTTGTAATTTTGATTGAACAAAAACTATACCAAATTGTTGTAGCGTTGTGTCGTTGTAGTCGAATACTGCATTTTGAACCAATGTTGCGATTTGATTTTGTGTCAATGTGGTGAGAGTCAAATCAACTTCAACAGTAATATCAAATTTCAAGTAGATGTATTCAGGATCCACAATTTCTGGTGTGACCGTCACAAGGCATAGTGGTTTGATATATTCATCTATAATTCTAGCTTTTTCTGTATCATTAATTAGAACACCAGATTTTGGTTTGAATGAGATGTAAACTTTTCCATAAATTGGTGGTGTGTTTTCTTCTCCACCCCAAACAGAAACTGTATCAATTGCAGGATAGTTTTGTTTCAATAGAACTTCAAAATCAGAAGTTGTTACTGCACGATTTTGTGAACTGTAATAGTGTGGTGCATTAAACTTAATTGATTGAATTGTTTCTCTTTCAGAACCACCAGCAGCCGCTGTATTTGCATTGATAACAATTTGATTGTAACCAGAAATGGAACCTGTGGTGAAAGAGTTTGCTTTGTTGGCCGCATCTGCACTTGAAGAGACATAAGAAATAATAACAATATTTCCATTTGAGAGATTACTACCAATAACACCATCACCAAACTTAATCTTATAGGTATCATCAAGACCACCTTCTAAGAAATAAACTTTTGATGTAGAATTGATTTCTGTAGCGTCTGTCGATATTGTATAAGTGTGTGAATCGGTATTTGTGGATGATGATTGAACTGCAACTAAAAGAGTTGAAGTGTCTACAGTAACATCACTGATTGTAAACTCTCTCTTTGGATTTGATGCTGAGTTATATGAAAAAGTCAATACCCTAGGAAAACCTTCTACAATTTCAATACCATTAATATTGAACACTCCACAATCACGAATTGTGGTATATGATTTTGTTGTAACAAAGTTATAGTTTACACCATCGATTGATTCAGAGAAAAATTCTTGAAAACGAGGTATAGTTAGTGTACCAGCATTGTCTGTTGGAATGATACCAATATCAATTGTTGCAATTGCTGAACGGCGTGATGTTGCAGTATATCCAATATGTTTCGCATGTGATATTACAGAATTTCTAACAACAGCACTATCCAAGAACATCTCATTGGCAACCATGTTCTGATAGTATGCATTATAGTGAGTGTTATATGCTAGAATGTCCAACAATACGGAAATACTCGAACCTTCAAAATCATAATCGGTAAATGCCGACTGATTGCGAAGATAGTTTTTTAAATTGTTTCTAATCGAAACAAAATCTAATTCGGTTATATTAAGTTTATCTGCCATTTAGCGAATCCGTTCAAGCAGAAAATCTGCTACAATTGGGGTTGTTTTCATATCAATGAAAAATTCAATTCTAACATCATATGCATTACTATCCTCATTTGGAATAACATCAACTTTTCTTACCTTAGCACGAGGTTCGAAGTTAGCGATAGTTTGTTCAATCATCTTTTGAAGGTCGGATGCTGTAAACATTGAAACAGGTTCAAACAACAATCTTCTGACATTAGAACCTAATTCTGGATTAAAAGGTCTTTCATAGTGATTAGTCAGAATTAAATTTCTGATTGCAAATGCTATGGCATTCTCATCTTTTTTGGTCACCAAGTCTTTTTTAACTGGATGAATGCCAAAATTTAAGTCTAAATCCGAATAAGTGTATGTAGCCATAGATAGTATTTATCTCAACTTTTTAAGCAGAGTGTCAGTTCCTACTGTTTCCATGATAAACTTTCCACATGGGTCTTTTGCAATTGCACCAATGGCCATTGCAAGAGCCGCAGACTTTAACTGTTCAATAGAGTTTTCAATAAATTTAGAGTCTTTGTCCATAATAGTATTTACAATTGCGGCAATACCCACAACAGTTGCTGTGATATCTGCAATAGTAGCAATACCCTTATCAATTTGGTTCACTATTTCTGCAATATCATTTGCAGCCGAATCGATATCATCACCGGAGAAAAGACCAGTCATACCACCAATGATGTTGAGACATCCTTTAGCACCATCAATGACATTGACCATATCGTTCATCGATTTACCAATGCTTAAAACTTGTTCAAGACCTGGCGCACTTATACCTGCACCTTTAAGTGTTCCAGACAATCTGTTTGTATGTCCTAAGAAATTGCTCATTGAGGTTTTTAAATTACCTATTCCACCACCAGCCAAATATGTTGTCGCATCACCTGCACTTATTTTTGGATGTGTTATAGCGCCTGTTGAAATTGCAGTCAATTTTGTTTCTAAAGAACCAACTTGACTAGTCACACCACCAATCGCATTTGTCATGGGGTTACTAAACATCGCCGCACGATTTCCTGTGACTGAACTAATCAAATCTTTTGATTGTGCAGTGAGACCAGAGATTGGTGGTGCACCCTCAGGAAGATTTGGTATCTTAGGAAGCAAACTTGTATCTAAACTAAAAGCCATGAATTACCCCGAAAAAACATTAGGTGAACCTGTCACCATTGTTGAACCACAATCAATTGCATCACCAATTCTACAAAGAGGAATACCATTAGCAAAAACTGTAGGAGAACCTGTAATTGCACTTCCTGTATGACTTGATGCGCCGCTGTGTATATCCCAAGCATCACCCATTCTGTGTGCAGGTATACCATTGACAAAAACATTCGTTGAACCACTCACGCTTGGGCGAGGCGAATAGTTGTCATGCCCTGAACAGCTATCACCTAATCTAACTACAGGCATTGACATTATCGTGTAGTTGTAAATGCATCGGCAGCCAATTTGGTTGCGATAGGTTTATCGAATTCTGGAGAAACTGTCCAATTTCTACCAATGTAATCTACTGTCAATGTATTAGGATCATCGAAAAGAAAATTAGATAGCTTCAATGTATTTCCTTGATTACCGCCAAGAACTCTAATGCGTCTTGTTGTTGGATCATAACCACGATAAAATCCTACATGCCCTTGTCCAGGTTTCGAGTTAGATTTAAAAACAACTATATCATTAAATCTCCATAAACTAGGATCGTTGAGAGGTACAGAAGTTCCATATCCTTTGTATGCTCTTGAAGATAATGTTGCTATGGCAGGAAGACAATTTGTTTTTAATGCATAACCGGCAAAACCAGCACACCATGCCGTCTGGTCTGATGAATCAGTTTTCTGTCCCACTGAACGATAGCAAGCCATAATTTTAGGATTTCCTGGTCGACCTGGACCATTTTCAAGCCAACCACCAGCTTGCAATTCTCCATCAAGCCACGCACACAATCTTTTGTATTTTTCTTTAGGACTTTCACCAACAGCACAATCTGCTGGTGGAGTTGTCTCTTTCGGTTTGACAGGAATTTCTTTTCCTTCAGGAGTAGTCTTAGTTTCGGGAGGAACCGTACCAACACCTGCCAATTGTGGCGGAACATTTTTATCTTTTCTATTTTCTTCTATTCCTTTTTTCTGATTGTCAGTCAGTTCTCTTTGAACGGGCTCATCGGTGCGTTCAGCAATTTTAAATGTTTTTGGGTCAACATTATCTCTACCACTTCCTGGATTCAATTGTAATGTCGAACCTTGAATAGTTGTTGTTGAATCAGAATAAAATTTAGATTCACCTTTTGCTTCCATTTTCAAAGTACCAGAAACATTAAAGTTAGCATCACCACCAACTTCAAGACAAAAGTTTCCCTTTGTCTTCATGTGAATACTTTTTTCAGCAGTGACATTACAATCACCAGCAACATAGATGTTGAAATCTCCCATTGATAAGTGATAGCTGGTTTTATTTGACTTCACAACAACATCACCATCAGGATGCATTTCAATAAATGTGCCTGCTCTATGATAGATGTGAACTCTTTCAGCGCCCGGAGTATCATCTAATTCAAATACATGCCCAGACTTAGTTTCCATAACCATGTTATGTGGAAATTTTGCATTGTATTTTGTTGGTGGTTCTGAAAACGATCCACCACATGCAACAGGCACACTTTGAATCACAGCGTCCTTTTTAGGACCAACAATCCCTGGACCACGACCGCCTGCGCCACCGGCTGGTCCACCACTAGTAACATAGTTACGAGCCAAACGAGAATTTGTTGGTTCATTCAATCTCTTTGGGCTTGGATTTGGTTCAGCCGCATCAGCTTCTTTTATTTCAACAATTGTTTCTGGTGGGTCAAATATTGTATCTGGTGTATTTGCAGTGTTCGCTTCAGCTTCATCTGCTGGAAGAGGATTCTTCTCAAAGAAATAGTTGAAAAGTTCATCTATTAATGCAAGACTTGATGTACCAGAAACACCACCAACAGTACCATAAAACGAATCTGTTTCTTTTACTTTTGCGGCTGCCAAAGGAACAAAAGTCTTATTTAACATTGCCGATGCATAATTAGGCACCGAACTTTTTAGAATCAATGCCGCTACTGTTGCACTGACATTTGGATTTGTTTTTAGACTATCAGGATTGTTGACGATATCAATATTGATATTATTGACTTTAGCTAACTTCTGATATTTAATACGGTCTTCAAGTGTGGTGATTGGTAACATACCACCAGCATTTGAATCCCAATTTGTTACTGCACCTACAATAGCAATCAATGCTGTCTTAGCAACTTTACTAGTTAAACCAACATCATCAGATGCATTGATAAGTGCAGTAATATTTGTTGGTGCTAAAACTGATTGTTTTGAGTTTGATGGAGGAACTCTCGGAATACTTTCGTTGATTCTCTGAATAGTATTATCGACAGTGATTGTAATATTTGCAATCAATGGATTACCAAAACCATCATAAACTATTTCGCCACAATGGTCTCTCAAAAATCCTGTAGTATTCGAGGTCGGCGCTGTATTAGCAACGATTGTGTATGGTTGAAAAAGAGTTGCCATTATTATTTTGCTGTTGTCTGTGATTTAATAATTTCACTAGGAGGTCTAGGTCTTCCTGCTAATTTAGCTGGCGTTCTTGGGTCGTTGAAACCCTTACTTGAGTTTGCTGGTTGCTGAGGAATACCAGGAACAATACCAAGCATCATTGGGTATTGTGCGTCCTCACCATCTGCGAAGAAACCAAAAACCATATCACCCTCTTCAGCCCTGTTGTATGGACCCCAATCTAATGAATGTATTGGATGTGCCCATGGCAAATCTGCTGTAGGAACTTCTGTTTTTTCAGCCGAGTGATATCCTGCTACACGAACTCGGCAACGAAATAGTTGCAATGGGTCTTCGATATCTTCAACGACACCGAACCAAAATTTAATATCTTTCATTATTCAGGTTTCTTTTTCAAAGAGTCTTTCACTAATTCAATAACACAAACATGACTATCACGCTTCATTAAATGTCTCACAGCAGTAATTAAATAATTTCCAGAATTTAAAATATCATCTGATTTTTTGATTGGTGCATCATTCAATGAAATCTCAGGTGCCGTAAATTCAACAACAGCACCTGCTTTATATTCCATACTTCCAGGAACTGTTAATGATAATCTCTGCATATTTAACCCACCTAAAAACATGGGTCTTTGCAGATACCACTTCTCAATATCATTAGGTTTTGGTCCTGGTCCATATGTTATCTTATCACAATCTTTTGTAGAGAGTTGTAATGACTGAACACTTCTAGGTGAAATAGATGGACCATTAAATGTGTTACTGTGAGGATTTACTTTATTCAAATGTTTTGTGCTATCAAAAAAACTATTTGCCTCTAAATTAGTTTCTGCAATTACTTGCGTCAATGGATTGACTGTCACTAATGTTGAACCTGCATAACCATTTGACACTAAATTTAAAATATCAAATGAATTTGAAAAAACATAATTTTCTCCACCATCTGATTGTTCTTGCGCTAAACTTGGTTTTGCTTTTGGCGCTTCCATTGGTTCAGCAATTTTCTTAACTGTGGCATGTAGCTTTCGCACAGGTGGTTTTTTAACCAAAGTTTCGAGTGAGAAGAAATTGAATCCATCAAAATTTTCAAAGAACAAATAAGTTGAGCCTGCACTGAGCGGAGATATTGCTCTTCTTGACAACCAGTTGATTGCTTTAAATGGCGTCATAAACGGAACTATTATATCATAAATTCCTGCTGTAGGTTCAATATTTTTTATTACTGCCCCAAGTCGTTTTGTGCCAATATCATTAATCATATCACTTATTTTTTTGCCACTATATGATTTGGAAAACATCTCAGTCTTAAACATATGGTCGCCACAAAAATAGAGAGTATAATTTTCGTTAGTATCTTTCTCTTTTTTTCTGTCACCCATTTTATAAATGCGATATGTTTTTTTGTATGTTAATTTGTGAGAAGGTTTTGTAAATGAAATTGAAATAGATTCATAACCAGCAAGAGGCAATTTATTGATTATGTTATTGCTGTCACTTAACATGATACTACCAGTCAATACATTATTGTAGATATCTTCATATATGTTCAACTCAAATAGAATACCTCTCACATCAAGTTTACGACCATTACCAGATATCAAAACACATTCATTCAATTCAAAATCGTATGAATTGATTATACCTTCATTTGACATATTAATTATTTTCCAATAATTGTTCTAATTCTCTAACAATCTGACCAGTATATTCTTTCTTTAAAAGATAAATGGTTCGCTTCTCTTCATTTAGAGTTTCTTCATACTCATAATTATAAACAACATTTCTTGTTGTGGTTTGTGTTACCACAGGTCCACCAGATAAAGTTGCCTCAACAGGAACCATATTGACAAGAGTCGCATATTCAGTAGCATCACTTGGTAACACTGTTCGTGAAGAATCGCCAAATGTGGTAGTTGTAGTTATGATTTTTTCATAATGATGAACTGTAGTTTTTGCTAACTCAATGCTACCATATTTTGATTTAATGAATCTTTGAAAACTGATATAGTCTTTAGGCCAATCTAAAACTGGGTCTAGGATATTATTGAACAAAGTAACAAACCAATACAAGTCAGCAGAGCCATAAAGTTTGTGTGCAATTATTTCTGGTCTGTCACCGTCTTTAATTTGATACTTGTAAAAGATGTGAGTGTTTCTACGCAGAAAGTCACGGAAATCAATTCTCTGATTATCATAGTATAGAGTAACTCTGGTAAAGATGTTACTGACAACATCTATTGTCTGCTCTTTTTGGTTTTGATTTAAATTGTAACCAAGTAGGGGAAATTTTTCGAAATATGCAATTGCCATTAGAATCCCTCTTTAACTCTTTCTTTGGTAATGAATTCCAATTCTTTGAATGATAATTGTATGCGAATATAAGTTGGCATACCATCCTTGAATGTTGTATAACCATTAGGTGCATAATCTACATTCAGTCTATCTAAAACACAACTAGCAATTCTTCCTAATTTATCATTTCTTCCACCACCAAATAAGAAACTAATATCAAAGGTAGCTGGTGGCACAAAGTATCTGCCGCTGTATCCACCTAAGATTTCTGGTGCTGAATGAAACTTTAATGCACCAATAATGTCGATAACATTTTTTGCTTCAGCCGATGACTTTGGGGCAAAGGTAAAGTCGAATTGAAATGTTCTTAACTTCGGTGACACATACAAAACTTCAATTTGCGGATTCACTGCATAACCAGTAATACCCATTGCAATTTGTGTTTTAGCACCACCACCCAATGCAGTGCCTGCGGCTTCGGCAGCCGCTGGACCTAGATTTGATAAGACACCAGCTTTCTGTCCATTCTGTACACCATCTGTTTTCGAAAAGGCACCAGTCACACCTTGCGCCGCTTGAAGAGCAACACCAAGGGCTTCTGTCAAACTTTGGTCAGAGTATTCTTGAGAGAAATCCCATGTCATTGTATCTGGCATATACAATCGTATTGTCTGTGCTATTCTATTTGTTTTTTGACCTAAACTTAAAGCGGCCGCCGAACCTTCAACCTTCTCACCATCACCACCATTGTTAACAGGTTTGGCTCCTGCTTCTCCGCCACCGCCACCTACTTGAACTTGACCAGTAACATTTCTTCCTGCCGCAGTGTCTGCCTTTTGATTTTGTGCTGTTACGCCACCACCGCCCGTATATGCAGTTCCTGCACCAGATGTAAATCTAGACTTTCCTTGAATGTTAATGTTGATTTGAAAAACATGAGGATATCTTCCGTTACCTAAATCGGCAGGATATGACATGCTCTGAAAAGCAAAAGGTTGTGCTTCTGTCGGCGCAGCCGGTCCAGCCGCTACAGTTCCTACATTTGGTTCGACTGCCATTTTTGTGTTCTATTAGTAGATATATAAAAGATGAATGATAAACTATTTATATGGCATACAGAGGCAGATTCTACCCAAAACATCCTTTAAAATATAAAGGTGATCCAAACAAAATCATATATCGTTCTTCATGGGAAGTTCGAGTGATGAAGTATTTGGATGAGAATGATGGTGTTGTCTGGTGGGCAAGTGAGGAAATGAATGTCAAATACATCTCACCTGTTGATGGTCGTGTGCATAGATACTTTCCTGACTTTGTTGTTAAGGTAAGAAGAAAAGATAACTCTTCTACAATCTTCATGCTTGAAGTTAAACCTGAAGCACAGACTAAGTTAAGACAGCCTAAAAGAGTCACTAAGCAATACATTAATGAAGCGGCAACATACGCTGTTAATCAAGCTAAGTGGAAATATGCTGAAGAGTTCTGTAAAGACCATGGATGGGTATTCAGAGTGGTAACAGAGAAGGACTTAGGAATCTAATTAACTTCAAACCGGACACAGTTACTTATAAGATGGGTATCAGTCAGACCAGGCAATGATGTTATCAATGTGGTTACAATGTGAGTATAAATAGTCTTATGGCATATCTAATTGACAGAATCAATCAACAACTAGCAAAAGAGGGTATCAAGCCAAGAACTGATGCCGCTCGGGCATGGCTACGCCAAGAGGTCGCTAATCTGAATCCTAGTCGTTCAGCAATGATGCGTGACCGTGAAAAGTTGCGTAATAGAACAATGATTGGTCGAATGTACTTTTATTTTTACGACCCTAAACATAAAGCAACATTACCCTACTACGATAGATTTCCTCTTGTTCTGCCAGTCGAAAGATATCCAGATGGATTCTTGGGTTTGAATCTTCATTACATTCACCCAAAACAACGAATCATTTTACTTGACAAATTGAGTGACTTTGCCACAAATTCAAAATACGATGAGACTACTAGATTACGATTGACATATGCCACATTGGCAAGCGCAACAAAAGCCTTTGAGGCTACACCGTGTATTAAGAGATATTTGTTTAATCATGTTGAAAGTAGATTTTTAGAAATTACGGCAGACAAATGGGACATTGCCGCTCTATTACCATTCGAATACTTTGTTGGTGCAAGCAAGAGTAAAGTATTCAAAGACTCAAGGACAAAATTTTAATGTTATCAGAATTCTTAGCAGATATAAATTCAAAAAGTTACTCAAAGGCCAGTCACTTTGATGTTAGGTTTCAATTGCCGGGAGCACTTACATCTGGTGCTGGCCAAGGTGGCAGTGCATTAATAACAAATAGAGATATTGCAATTCGATGCGAATCTGCTGATTTGCCAGGAAGACAATTAGTTACCATAGACAACAAAGTTTATGGACCA